AACTCGTTGTCGTAGATGCGTGAATAGTCGTGCGCGAACCCCGGCAGCAGCTCCTTGCCTTTGGCGCTGGCCGGCAGGATTGCCACAAGACGCCCGTCCTCCTTAAGCAGCGCAGCAGCTGCCCCTAGGTGCGCTTGCCAGCGGCCCTCGCTGAATGGCGGGTTCATCACAATGCGATCTGCCTTCGGCTGGCCTGCCGCCCACTTCAGGAAGTCGGCCTCGATGACGCTGTGCCCCTTGGTGCGCAGGATCTCGCAATGCAGCGGGCTGATCTCCACACATGTTGTTTGCAGCTGTGGCAGATGGTCAGCAATACCGCCCTGGCCTGCGCTTGGCTCAAGCACGCCGTGGTGCGGTTCGATCTGTGCCAACTCAACCGCCGCCAGCGCGATGTTCTCCGGGGTCGGGTAGAACTGGTGCGACTTCTGGTCAGGGATGCAGCCAGAGCACACTACGGCGTCCAGCACCTCGGTCGGGTTGTAATCGAACTGCCAGTAGTGGCCGACCTTGGTCGCGCCCAGCGCCTGCAACACCTTCTCAGCTTCTGCCATAGCCGCCTTGTCGTGCTGGCCATAGTCGAAGCGCATGGCGTTCGGCACTTCCTTGTAGCGCTCTGGCCAGCCGTCCAGCTTTTCGCTGACTTGGCGCATCCCGGCGAGCAGGTCGACCACGGCGAACGGTAGCGGCCTGTCGAACAACTCGAAGTCCTTGAGCTTCTTGGTCCGTTTCGGCTTCGTCCGCAGCTCGGCTGGTATAGCTGTCGGGTGAAGGTTCGCCAGGATCGCATTGAGGCGCCACGCCATGTCCGGATGGACTTCAAGGTGAGCCGTGGCCACGCCACCGTAGACGCGAATCCTCAGCGCGCCGCCGTCAACCGGCATCCACTGGCCATTTTGCCGACTCGCCGCCTTGATGACGGGATCGGTAGAGCCATGCTTTGGCTCGTCGCGCCCCATGAACTTTGCGATGACGCACCGCAGGTCGTTGATATGCCCGGCCGTTCCGTAGCTGAACACGCCCTGGATGATCATGCGCTTGCCGAAGCCCTGCGGCTGGTTGGTCACGTGCTGCCGGCTCAGCGCCCGGAAGATCCCGTCCACGCGCTCAGCCAGGAACTGAGAGCGGCTATGCAGTAGGCTGGTCAGCGTTGACCGCACCGTTGCTTCCTCAAACTCTGGCAGGGCCGGAAGCTCAGTCTCTCCGCTGTACTTGCTGGCCCTGCGGCCTTCCGGGTTGCGGATCTGCTCGTGCCACTCTTCGCGGCGCTTCTGCGGCATGTAGTCCATCACATCCGTCATGCGTAGCGCGCGGCTCCAGAAGTCGGCGTTGAGCTGGGCAATGGCGCCCTCGACGCGGAACAGCGCTTCAACCGTGGTTGGCATACTGTGCCGCTGCTCCCGCACGTTGCCTTCGACGAAGTAGTGCAGGGCTGATGCGTTCTGGCCGTCTCGCACAGCCTCTGCCAGCGCCTCGATGTTGCTGCGCGCTGCGTTGTATTGGCCGATCAGGCCGTCTACCAGATCGGCAGACATTGGGGCGAAGAACTCCGAAACGTCCTCGACCAGCTCACCGTCCAGGTGTTTGGCTACTGCTGTCATTTCTTCCGCCTCCCGTGCGTTGTGGCCGTCCAGCCGGCGCTAGATACCTGGTTGCCGTGGTCAGCTATCAGGCTGTCGATCAGGGCGCCCATGTAGGCGACTAGGCCGCTGACTGTTTCGCCGCGGGCGGTCGCGCTGTGCGTGTGCTTCTCGCCGTTCGGCAGCACGAACCACGCGCTGGCGTTCCAGTCGGAAGGGCGCCGGGGCTCAGTGCCGCGAACAACTGGCCGCGACACTCGGCTGTCGATTGAATAGAGGGTCACGATGCAGCTCATGGCTGGCATACCTCCAGCAGTGCCGCCTCGCTCAGGTCACCAAGCGGCGCGACGATGTATTGGGCAAGCGCGTAGACGCCCCACGGCTTGCCAGTCAGTTCAGCTCGGTACGCCGCGTGGCGGATGGCGTCGAGCACGTCGGGGAATCTCACGGCCACACCTCGCGCAGCATGTCGTTCTGCTTGGCCTGCGGCGTGCCACGCTTGCGCAGCGGGAGGCTGTTCGATACAGCTGAGTTGCGGGCGCCACGCTTGCGGCTGCGCTGATCCGCCTCCACGTTGCCGGCGTTGTTGAACACGGCAGGCTTGATCTCTATCGGCTTGCCGATGCTGTCCGGCAGCAGCTGGATCTTTCCGCCAGCGTTCAGGTATGCAGCCGTGGCCGCGTCAATTTGCGCGCGCAGAGCCTCGCCCTGCGCTATGGCATGGTTGTCTATGAGCATGGGTGTGTACCGGGGAGGAGGGCGCGCTGGGCGCCCGGGGTGGATCAGATCAGAACGGCACGTCGTCCGAGAAATCATCTGGCAGCGGCGCCGGCTGGCTCCGCTGGGTCTGTTGGCGCTGCTGCTGCGGCTGCCCTTGCTGCTGATCGTCGCGCGGCTCAAAAAGGGCAAGCCAGATAGAGCCGTCTTCGTCGACCTTGCAGCCGGCCGGGTTGAAGAAGGCGTCCATCTTCATGCGGAAGCCCTTGTCGGTCTGGATGACCGCGCCGACTTTCCGGCTGATGTACTTGGTCTCGCCGTTCTTCTCGTACTTTCCGACCGTGGCTACCACGTCGTATTTGTGCTTGGCCATTCTGGCTCCTTACTTGATGCGGATGGATGATTGGCCGCGCTCGAGGCGCGCACCGGGCACTTCCTCGCCGGCCTTAAGCTTGGCGGCGATGGCAGTCTTGTCTGGCGCGATCTCGGTCTTCACGCGCATCAGGTCGTCCGGGATGCTGTTCTCGTCATCCACGACGACCGACTCGCGGCCTTTGGCCAGGGTGATGGTGAAGAGCGGGCAGCTGATCTTCGTCATGCCGCACGCTTCCATGTTTTCGCGCAGGTACTCCTTGATCTCGCGCTGGCGGTTGGTGACCAGCCGCTTGCGCTCCTGCAGGCGTTCGATCTCCTTGTCGAGTGCAGCAACGTCGGCGTCGAAGTTCAGGATGACGTGCGACACGGCCAGCGCCTTGTCGTTGAACTCGGCTTCTATGCCCGCCATCGTGTCGCGGATGGCGACGGCCAGATCCTCGTCTGCCGTCTCCTGCAGCGCGGCCAGCTCCTTGAACTGGCCGGTGATCTCGTAGAGCGCGCTCATGCTGCTGCCTCCTGCTTAGGCTCGAGCTGGGCTTTGAGCTCCTCAAAGGCCAAGGCCAAGCGTTTCACGAACTTCTCTTCGTTGCGGCGACTTGCGCTCCTGACGTACGTGCCGTGCAGCTTGGTAAGCTCGTGTACCGTCTGCGCCTTCGCCATTGTTTCGATCGCGGCCTTGAGCCAGTCGAGCCGCTCTTGCGCTTGGCGCGCCACCTCGGCTTCCTTGTTCTCGGCTTGCTCAAGCTGGGCCTCTGCCTCGCGCTCGGCCACGTAATCGCGGTCGTCGTAGAGGCCTAGGAAGATGTCAGCGCTAAAGCCGAGCATTGCAAGCGCCTTCTTCACAGCATCGGTGAGCGACTTCTTCGGCGCCTCGGTGTCCGTGGTGACGCCCCACTTGCTCTTGTAGGTGAACGGCGTGCACCCGTACTGCTCGACCTCGCCGCGCTTGTCGCCCTGCATGAACCAGAGCTTCACGCGGATGGTGTGGCCGACCTCGTGGCCGATCAGTTCGCCCTTGTCGTTGCGGATCTCGCCGCCCTGGTCGAAGCGCTCCTCGGCGACCGTCCAGCCCCAGCCGATACCGACCGGGCCGAACACCTCCGTTGCGCGCTTGATCATGTGCTGGCCGCTGATCGAGGTGATCTGCTGGCCGTTGACCTTCGCGGACTTGGTGGCTTCCGGAGCGGTCTTCTCAACCTGGCTCCAGATACTCATGTTCTGGTTGTTCATGCTCAACCTCCGAAGAAGTGAAAGATCGCCGCCTCACCAATGAGGCCGAAAGCGAGCGTTGCGGAAAGGACGCCGAACCCGGTAAGGGTCCACCACGCCGCTGCGAATGAGTGGCCTGTGGGGGTGTCGTCGTAGTCGATGGTTTCGGTTCTCATAACGGCGCCCCGTTGGTGATTCGATCTGCAAGGCCGTGAGCGAGGGCCCAGCCGGTTAGTAGTGCCAGGGTCACTGCGAAGCCCCGCCACCATGCGTAGCGCAGGGATCGTTGGCGTTGGCTAGCCATCACATCGCCCTCCCGATCTCGGCAGCAGCGCGGACGATGGCGCGGCGGGTGGCGGCAGCGGGGTCGCCCTTGTGCATCTCTATGCAGCTCGTCCAGCGCTTGACGCAGCCAGCCGTGGACTCATGCTGGTCTCGGTTCAGTCCGTCTACGGTCATCGGGTTGACGGCAATCTTGCAGGCCACCCCCAGCCGCAGCGCATCGCCGTCGTCGTTGAGCGGGTTCCCTGGCA